AAAGATACAAGAACAAACACATATTGGTCAGGACCTCTGCCTTTAGCCTTCACAATCAATGGAAGGGTGATTGTGTAGTTTTATACGCAATGATCGTGATCATAAAATTTACAGTTTAAACTGTAACATTGTATGAAAGCGGGAGTGTAGTCAATTAATACCAATGTCTAATGAGTTGTATTATAAACACATTTTGGTGAGTGTCTCTGCTTTCACAATCAATGGAGGGTGATTGTACAGTCTTTTACACACCTGTAACATTATAAAGTAACAAGGGTGTATGTTATTTAATTTTCATCCATAAGACAAGGAAAATGATAATGATAACAAGAATATTAAGGAATATCATAAACATGGAATGTGTATTTTGATTTGAAGTGTCATTAAGGTAAGGGAAATTTGTTTTTGTTTCTAGTCGATAATTATGACTGAGATTTCTATAATAAGATTCTGCAAATTCGATAGACCATTGTTTTTTACCTAGTTCTTTATTGACAACATTGTGTAATTGTACTGTCCATCTAAATAATGTTTCAGGGCTTTCTAAAAACATGTCGATAGGTATATTTTGAAAATGTCTTTCATAATTCGTGGAGCATTTTCCGCAAGGAAGAACTTGTCCGATAGTCTTATAAAATGATCTATATATATCTCTATCTTTTTGAGTAGGATTTTTAGGATATCCTAAAGCGGTAATATGAATAACATACCAGTAATATTTTCCCCATGTATTAGGTTTCATTTATGAATATTTATTTTTATCTTTTATTTTTACAGAGAAAGATTCGTATGAAAATATTCCAAAAAATAAAAGATTGAAAGTATAAATAAAAAATTGAATAGATGAATTATATATAAGTAAAGACTACATATAGTAAATAAAAAAGAAAATCCAAAAAAGTGTTTTTGAAAAATTATCAAAAAAATGACAGTATCATACTACCCTGAACAATCACATTATGTAAATGGATTTATACATCCAAATGCTTATATATATCCTGTACATTTTTATTATTCACATACTCCTTATTCTACGTATTCTTATAATGGTTGTAATTCATATAGTACGCTAAATACTTTTTCAAAATTGCCTATATATTATACATGTTATTACAATCCTGAAAATATAAAAGAAAAAGAGACTTATCATATAAGTTGTGATGAAGGATTAAAAGGTAGAAAAGAAGATTATAAAGATACAAAAAAGGAATGTTTTAGCAATGATAATGAAGATATAAATACCAAATTTTGTATGGTAGATTTGTTGAATAAAGAAAATGAACATAATGTAAAGAATGAAAATAGAGATATGGAAAAAATTAAAAAGAAAATCATTAAAAATGACGAATCTATTACGGAATTTCAAGAAAAAGAACGGTTTAAAAAAGAAAAAGAAAGAGAAAGAGAAAAAGGAAAGGAAAATAAGGATAGAGAGAAAGAAAGGGAAAAGGTGGAGGTTTTATTCCGTACTGATGTAGAAAATGATGGTATTTGGGAAGAAGCTTATAAAAAAAAACATCATAAATATGATAGTAAAAATGAAAAATCAGATGATAAGTCGTCTCATTTGTTATCTTGTATTGATCAATCATGGAAAAAGAATATAACGTTAAATAAAGATGATGATTGTCAAACTGAGATTGAAATGATTGATGTAATTGACAAAACTAAAAATGACGAAAAGAGAATCATACCTTATTCTAAGAAAAAGATAATGTATCCATCAAAAATTCCGATGCCGTTGGGTTTTAATAAACCTTTTGGTAAGCATTATGTATCATGTGCGAATTGTGGTGGTGTGGGTCATATTTATAAAAATTGTAATTATCCAATAACAAGTTTTGGTATAATTTGTTATCGATTACGGTTGGATGAAAATACACAATATGTTTATCCGGAGTATTTGATGGTACAAAGGAAGGATAGTTTAAATTTTGTGGAATTTATTCGTGGGAAGTACAGTTTGAAGAAGCGTATGTATATAATGAAAATGTTTTTGAATATGACAGAAGAAGAGAGAATGGAAATAAAAAATCATGATTTTCCTTATATTTGGATGAAGTTATGGAAAGTAAACAATTGTCATCATTTTGAAACGGAATATAAAGAATCAAAGGCTAAATTCGATCAAATTAAAAAGGGGTATTATTTAGAAACAGATAATCCTAAGGATGTAATTAGATTTGATTTGGATTACATTCTTTCGAATACTATAAGTACGATTTATGAGTCTGAATGGGGTTTTCCTAAAGGTAAACGTAATATTAATGAGACGGATATAGATTGTGCTATTCGTGAGTTTATAGAGGAGACATCAATGCGTGTGAAGTATTTAAAGATTCAAAATCGTAAGCCAATGGAGGAGGTATTTACAGGTACGAATCAAGTTCGTTATAAACATGTATATTATATAGGAACATGTAGTAGTATCGATGATAAAATAGTGTTTCACTCGAATATTCAAAAGAAGGTGGATATAGATGAAATCAAACATGTACGTTGGTTAAGATATACTGAATGTATGAATTTGATAAGACCTCAAAATGTTGAAAGAAGGGAGCTTTTTAAGAGGGTAAATGATCTTATATTGAAAAATCTTTGTATGCAATAATATTTTATGATAGAATGATGGATAATTTTTGAATAATATATTAATTTTGTTTTTTTGTACCTATATACAAAAAGTAATAGGTTTTTGATAAATATGAAAAAAAAAGAAAGTTTAAATAATAGTAATAATAGTAATAATAGTAATAATAGTAATAATAGTAATAATAGTAAAAATAGTAATAATAAAGCGGAAAAAAGATTGATCGGTTATGTTGAAAAAAAGATAAGTGATTTAGATGATCATGTTATACATAATGAATATAATAAAATAGATGAAAAGAAGAGAGAACTGGATAATATACGTGATAAATTTACAGATAAATCATTTGATTTTCTGAGGGATGATGATCTGTCGACTTATCCAGAAATGACGGATCCGGAGTTTTCTAAAAAGATTTTTCTGAAAAAGGAATTTTTTAAGAATAAATATATGCCTATAGATAGTTCAAGATCTTTTAAAGAGTTATCAGATGATGAATGCGCATCTAAGCGTGGATTTAAGTTGACGCCAAATCAAATATTTTTGAAGAAATTTATGTCTCACCGTACACCGTATAATAGTATTCTTTTATTTCATGGTGTAGGAGTAGGTAAATGTCATGCCAAAAACACATTAATATTTTGCTATGATGGATCGATAAAAAAGGTTCAAGATATAATTGAAGGGGATGAATTAATGGGTGATGATTCAACGCCAAGAAGAGTAATAAGTTTAGCTAAGGGAAAGGATGTTATGTATCGTATTTATTATGGAGATAATATATATTTTGATGTGAATAGTGAACATATTTTAGTATTAATTTTAAAAAATGGGATAGAAGTATTTGAATATGAATCAAAGTGGATTTTACTTTATGTAAAACAAAATCGATTAATTGAAAGAATGTTTGATTCATATGATTCTGCTATGTTTTATTTTAAAAGCATGGATGATAATGTTGTAAATAATAATGACAATTTAGAAAATAATATATGCCATATAAAAGCAGAAGATTTTTTTAATTTACCTACAAAAGTAAGAAATCATTTATTTTTGTATAAATTACCTATTTATAGATACAAGTATAGTAATCATTTGGATAAGTATTATGAGAACAATGATAAATTTTATAATTTTGTTTTCAAATTAGGAAAAATAAATGCTGAGGGATTAATAAGAAATTGTTTTAAAACATATGAAAATAAAAGTGTAAAATCAGATAATATTTTTTCTTATAAATTGAATTGGATAAAATATGGGTCATGGAAAGTAAGACAAGTTTTTATGGCTGGGTTTATGGAAGTTCAAGAGAAGTATTTGATGAAGCAATATGACAATTGTTCAAAAATTGTATCTGAAATAAAAGACAGTGGATTATTTAAATATAATTATGATGTGATATTTATTGCAAAATCAGTAGGATTAATTGTAAAGGAAAATCTTTTTATAAGTTTTCATTATGGTCATAAATTTGATAAAAATGTGTGTAATATATCATATGAAAGAAATGGTTTTATAGATTTAATAAATGGTGTTTATAAAATAGATAATTCTAATTTATTATTTAAGATAGATATATGTTTATTAAAAGGTTATCATGATTATTATGGATTTGTTTTAGATGGTAATCATAGATACTTGATAGAAGATTTTGTGGTGAGTCATAATACTTGTTCTGCAATAACAATAGCGGAACATTATTCAAATGTGTATGATAAACCTGCTCTTATATTGACTCCAAAAGCATTAAAAGATAATTTTAGGAAACAAATTTTTGACGTGAATGATCCAGGTAAATGTACTGGAAATAAGTATCCTAGTTTAATTCCTAATTATATAAAGAAAAAAGGGAGGGTAACTGAATATGAAGTAAATAAAGTAATAAATCAAAGATATCAATTTTTTGCCTTTTTAGAATTTGCAAATAAAATAAGAAAAGCAGAAGAGTCATTAAAAGAAAAATATCCAAATGATGTGAATCGTCAAAAAAAGGAAATAAACGATAAATTAAAGAATTTGTATTCAAATCGTGTGATTATAATTGATGAGGTTCATAATGTAAGATCTGATGGTGTTGATAAAAATGATAAGAATAGTAAGATAGCTCCAAAAAAGATTTTACAAATGCTCCAATCAGCAGAGAATGTTGTGCTGGTGTTGTTATCTGCGACACCTATGTTTAATAATATGAAAGAGATAATATGGATTTTAAATTTTTTATTAGCTAATGATAAGAAGCCTTTATTGAATAAGGCCCGTATTTTTAATAATGATGTCTTAACATCATATGGTGAGAAACAGTTACAACAAGTGGCGAGAGGTTATGTTTCTTATATGCGAGGTCAAAATCCATTTTCATTTCCGTTTATTCTTTATCCAAGTGTAAATGATGATAAGAATGTAATGAAAAGAAATCAAATACCTGAATATGATATAAAAGGTGAAAAGATTCTAGAAAATAAGCGATTAAATAAGTTAGTTGATAAAATAGTAATAAATGAGATGAGTGATTATCAAAAGACAGTATATGAGATGCTAAAACCTGATTTAAACAATGAAATAGAGGAAAAAGATAAAAATAACCAAAAAAAGAAAAAAAAGAATGTTCTTGAAGAAGAAAATGAAGAAAATGAAGAAAATGAAGATTATGATGAGTATGAAGAAGATGAAGATGAAGATGAAGATGAAGGGGAAGATGATAAAAAGCGGGATAATAAAGAAACTAATGATGATGATACAAGAGGTTTAACAAATATAATTAGTAATTTATCACAATGTTCGATTATATCATTTCCAACAAAGAACAATGAAGAAATGAAGAGTGTTTATAATCCAAAAAGCAGATTTTCAAAAGGTTTTGATCGTTGTATAATGATGATAAATAAGAAGAAATCATCTGATATGAGGAATATACAATATGCATATAAACCTTCTTTTGAAAATTTTCTGAGTTATGATAATATAGGTAAATATTCATGTAAGTTGAAGAGTGTTATAGATTATATATTGAATAGTGAAGGAATTGTATTTGTTTTCTCGCGTTATTTAAAGTCTGCACTTCTTCCTTTAGCTTTAGCATTAGAACATATAGGGTTTACTATGAGTAATGGGAGTCATTTATTACATATTTCAGATAAGAAATCTGGTGTGGGTACATTATCAGGTGATAAGACATCTAAAGATATTTCTTATATTGTAAAGACTCCTTATGGAAATTATTCTCCAAGATATAGTATATTATCTAGTGATAATAAGTTGAATATAGATGTAAATAAGGAGGTTGAAAATATAAAAACGAATAATACTTATGGTGAAAAAGTAAAAGTAATTTTAGGAACCAGTATAACTGCAGAAGGTATAGATTTTAAAAATATAAGACAAATTCATATAATAGAACCATGGCATCATTTGAATAGAAATAATCAAGTAATAGGTAGAGCAGTTAGAAATTGTTCTCATCAAGAGTTACCTGTTGAAAAGAGAAATGTAACAGTTTATCAACATGCGAGTATATTACCATTATCAAAAGATTCTAGTAAAAAGGATAAAAAGGACAAAATTGAGTCGATAGATTTAAGATTATATACATTAGCAGAAAATAAACAAAAAACAATAGATAAGATAGAAGGTATATTGAAGAATAATGCTATAGATTGTGCATTAAATCAGAAGCGATTGTTTTATCCATCTGATAAATTGAATATATTTTTGGATGAAATAATAACTTCTCAAGGTAAAAGTATTAAAAAATTCAAGGTGGGTGATAAACAGGATGATAAATCAACAAATGGTAAAGATAGGGAGCATTTTAGATGTTCATTTTCTGAAGCAGAATATTTATTAAAACCAGAATTAGTCGATGAAAAGGATAAAAAAGAGATAGAAAAAATTAAAAAAAAGCATAATTTGTTTATCGATGTTCGTACTTTTCATCCATCATTTTTACAGGATGATATAGATGAGTATATAGAATATGTAAAATATGTTTTCAAAATGAAGAATGAATCAATAATTTTTTCATTTTATGGATTATTAAGATTATTAAAAAGGGTATTTGGGAATAAGATAGATGAGGATATTTTAAAATATACTTTAGATTTTATGATTAAACAAAAAGGAGAGCAAAATACTATTATAAAAAATGTCAATGGTGAGGAAGGATTTTTGGTTTATTACAATAATAAATATATGTTTCAACCAAAAGATGCACCTATAACTTATTTCAGTAAACGTGATCGTAAAGATTATAAAACAAGAATTGTAAATCAGATAGTAATTGATGGTAAAGAATTAATGGAAGGAAATTTTGTTGAAACTAATGAAATAAATGATAATAAAAATGTAGATAATTTAGATGATTTAAATAATTGGAAAATAAGGAATAAGGAAAGATATATATTAGAAGTATTGATAAAGAGATCTGATAAATTGATAAATGACTTTTTGAGACCTTTGATTCCAAGTGAGATTTTAAAGAAAAAAAAAGAGAATCCAAATCTAGATTATTCTATAAGCAACATTTATCATAATAAACCTTATTTGTCAGATAGTGCTTATAAACAGATGTTACATATAGTAATTTCAGCATTAAGTTATTCTTTTGATCGATTAAATGAAAGAGATATGAAAAAGTGTGTAGAGGAAATATTGATTGAAATAACTAATAAAAATGAGAAAATTAATTATTTATCTAAGACCAATAATACAAATACAAATACAAATACAAATACAAATAGAAATACAAATACAAATACAAATACAAATACAAATACAAATACAAATACAAATACAAAAAAAAGATTAGTATCAATTAAAAAAGGTTTAGATATAATAGATGATATATTTTCGCTGGTATATTATATTCTGATTGAATCGAAATATTTGATTGTTTTAAAAGATGGTAATCATATTTATAGAAACCCTTATTTAATGAATGTGTCTTTAGAATTTTATGATGTTAATAGTGATTATGTAAATAAATTGGATAATAGTGATATAGAAAGATCTTTATTATATTTTAATATTAATAACCAAAAATTGGAACCAATAATTTTATTTAGATTGACAAATATTTTAAGTTTACCAGAAGTAAAATCATCATTTAGGGAAAAAAATTTAACATCAGATAATTTAGAAGGATTTATGAGTATGAATTTTTATGATAAATTGGAGAAAACAAATGCAACATTTAAGATTGTGGGAGAGAATCCAAATAAAGGTGCTGATTGTGGTACAGGGAAAGTACATTCTCGTATAAATTTATTTAATCGTGTGAACAAAATCGAGAAGAATATTGTATCAGAAATGATGAAAAAAGAAGATTTATGTCTTCTTTATGAGATTGTTTTGCGGATGTCTTATTTTAAAGGTAAAAAAGGTGTATTTATGGGAACTATTTTGAGATTTTATTTTGAAATGAAAACAAAAAAGAATAAGAAAGATGTGAATAAAAATTTAGAATAAAAATTTGAAAAAGAATATAAAAGAATATAAAAGGAACTCTTTAAAGACAAACAATTTTAAAAATGTCAGAACTTATAAAAACAAAAGAACAAGAATATCTTTCATCGCAAGATAATAATGATAAAAATGATAAAGATGAAGAAATAATTGATTCTGACAAAGAAGAAAAGGTTAAAAAGGTAAAAAAAGTGAAAAAAATTAAGAAGATAAAAAAGATTAAAAAGAATGAAAAAGATGAAAAAGATGAAAAAGATAAAAACAATGAAATATTGGAAAAATCTTTATTAAGAACTAAAAAAGATAATGAGATGAATGACATTTTTATAAAAACAGTTTTAATCGACAAGATAAAACTAAGACCTTATCAAATTACTTCTAATTTGAAGGATATATTGCAATGGAGTTTAGAACATGATTTTGAAGGAAAATGTACATATCATGGATATATTCGACCAAATTCTATTAAAATCCATAGCTATTCAATGGGGAAAGTATTTGATGCAAGTCTAAACGGAGATGTTGAGTTTAATGTACAATATTTTGCATATTTGTGCAATCCTGCGATTGGTAGTATAGTTCCTGGGATTATTACAAAAACAAATAATTTTGGTGTATTTGTGGAGTCATTTTTGGAACAAGATAAAAAGAAAAATCATTCAGTTTTGGAGATTGTTGTCGTAAAAACACATCAGTTAGATAAGTCTATTAATATTGATTCTTTAAAATCAGGAGATAGAGTTAACGTTGAAATTTTGGGTAAAAAGTTTGAATTGAACGATAAAAAGATATCTGCATGGGGAAGAATAGTTAAATCATCTAAAAATGCATTGCTTGATCATGTAGAATTAATTGATGATAATATTCGTGATAATATAGATCAAAATGATATGATAGATGATGATAAAATATCACTGGTATCTGATGATTTGAGTGATTTAGATGATGAAAATGATGATAAAGATGATGATAAAGATGATGTTGATGGATATGATAAAGATGATGATATCCCTAAAAAAGATAAGTTAACAAAAACGAAAGAATTGGAACGGCTAAATAAAAAGACGAAAAAAGAAGGTGATTCTGAAGATGAGGAGGATGATGAAGAAGAAATTCCTGATGGGGAAGATTTAGATGATGATAATTTTGAGGATGACAATGACAATGACAATGACAATGATGATGAAATATAAATATCAAAAAAAATAAAAAGTATAAAAATAAAAAAATATAAAAGTATATAAGTAAAATGAAATATTAATTTTTATAATTTATTTTTTTCTTTATTGAAATGTCAAGAAACGATAAAATCGAAATACCAAATTATTCACAGCGTGATTTAAGGAAATTACTGAATCAAATTTCAAAATTATCGGAAATAGAACATCATGGTATATTTAAAATTCTTGTCCAAAATGATTTGCCTTATACACATAATAACAATGGTTTATTCATAAACATGACAAATATTCCTTCAAATGTTGTTTATGAAATAGAAAAATTTGTTGATTTTTGTAATTTGAATAATGCTGAATTAGATGCACATGAAAAAAAATTGAATGATTGTCGTCAAAATAGTTATTATACAATATCTTGGAATCAAAATTTAGATATGGATAAACTTGATGAAAATTCTTCTCATTTTTATGATGAATCAACAAAAGAAAATGATGAAAATGATGATAATGATAAAAATGATAAGAATGATGAAAATATGAAAAATGAGGATAATCAAAAACGAAGTATAATGTATTCTACAATTATGAGTAAAGATTTTAATAATCTAGGTGAATCATATCATGATTATAAGAAAAAAACAGTATCAAAATCCAAAAATGATGGAAAGAGTGATAAAGACGAAATTGATAATATATATGAAGAAAATGAAGAAAATGAAATAAATTGTATTAATCATGAGAATTATTCAAAAAATGATTGGAAGAATTTGATTAATGAACATTCTTCGTTTGGATCTAATTCTATTGTGAAGACATTTACTTCACATTTGGAAGAAAATATGGACAATATTCATAAAAAGAAAATTAATATGAAATATACAAATGCTAAAAAAAAATTTGCGAGAAAGATAACGGTAGATAAAAAACAAGACTTTGATATTTCAAACAATTTAGTGACTGAAGATTACGTTTTGTAATTTTTTAAATATTTTTTATCTTATATACTATTTTTTTATTTTTTTTATATTTTTGATTGAATAATCTAAATAATCTAAATAATCTAAATAATCTAAATAATCTAAATAATGATTATTATTGTATAAAAAATTGAATTTGAATAAGAATATAAGATAATATTATGTTTTGTTGTTTATAAAAGTTAGAGTCAATTAAAACGTTAAACATGGAAAAGAAAACTTTAGATGATTTGATGCAACAAATTGGTCCAAATAAGGTTATTGGTCATATTGTAGAAATTCCAGAATATGTTCAGAATTATAAAAGTGAGCATCAACATTGTTCTGTACCAGATCATTTGAGATGTCCTTATGATATTTTTAAAGAATTTCAATCAAAAAATGATAATTATAAAACTAAAAATGAGAATGAGAATGAGAATGAAAAGAATGAAAATATGATGCAGATTAATGATTCTAATATAATTTTTAAAGAAAAAGATGAAAAAGGTGAAAGAGGTGAAAGAGGTGAAAAACAAGATAAAAAAATATTGAGTAATCATGATAATCGAGAAAATAAGAATAAAATTTTGGAACAGATCTTGTTGTTAGTTGAACCTTTAGCATCACTGTATTCACAAGATATGATGTCAAGAAAAGTAGAATTGTTTAAAAAAGAATTGGCATTGCATCTAGAAGATGATAAAGATTATTATAGAAAAATGGGATTTTCACGCAAAAAAGGTTGTTCTTTGGGTGAAATGAAGAAACAGTTATTATCACCAAATACAGATGGTAAATTATCTGATGAAGTTTTACTCTATTTATGCAAAGTCTCTAATATAGATTTGATTATTATCGATATGATAAAGGAAGAAAGAAAAGAAATTCTATGTCAGAATGCTAAAGTAGATTATACATATATCATACAGTGTCCTGACAAAAATGGAAATACATCTTATAAATTGGAAATAGATAAAGAAAATACAGCATCAAACTATATATTTGGTTTGATCAAAGAAAAGGAAAATTTAGAAGATGTACATAAACGAAGTGTATTTTTGTCTAAGTGGAGTAAAATGAAATACAATGATAAAAAGAAGTGGGTAAAATTTATTGAAGGTGATGAATTTACTAAAAAAAAGAAGAAAGATGATATTGATGAATATTTGAAAAAAAAAATTGAAGAAGTATAAGAGAATAATTATATATAAAATAATTAAGAACAATTCGATTTTCTTTTTAACTTTTATATCCAATATGGGTATACAATTGAAAAAAGATATATATGAACGATTATTTTCTATGATTGAAAATGCTAAAGAAAATACAGAAATCGAATGTAAAATAGATGGACAATATCAAAAAAAGAATGGAGAAATTACAGGACGTTTTATTCATTATTCTGAATTTTATACTCTTTTGGAATATGTGAGTCAAGTTTTTGCTCCATCTAAAATTCAGGCAAATGATGTTGAATTGGATATTAATATTGATAAATATAGAGTCACTTTGATAGGTACAGAAAATATTTTACATTTTTGTAAAACACGTGATATTCTTTCCAAAAATATGGGTACATCTGTAATTGCAATGACAAAAACAAGGAATCAAAAAGAATACATCGATGAATATGATATATCTGTAAAATCTAGTGAAGAAAAAAAGCTAGAAGGTGATAATTTAAAAGATGCTGTTTCAGTTGTATTAAGTCATCAAAAACATACTTATCGTATCAAAAATAGATTTTTTATGATCCTTCCTAAATCAAATCTTCGTTTAGATTTCACAATTGTTAAAATGAGTACGTCATCTGATAAAACAGAGAATCTTATCCAAATGTTGTCAAATATGCGTGAGTCATATGAAGTGGAGATAGAAGTAATGAACCCATTACAAATTCGAAAGGGATCAAAAGATGAGAAAAAAACGTTAATTTTGGAAATGATTTCTTTGATGTCAGAATTTTTAAAAGTGATAGATGATGTTGAATATTTAACACCACGAAGTCAAAAACATAGTATTCTTCAAAATTATGTCAATATGACTTTTAATTTAAATCAAGATATACAAAATATATTAAAAAACTCACGAAGATTATTTGCGGGACCTAATTTGGTTACTTTTGAAAAAAAACATATGTTGTCTTCTCCAGAAAATCCTATAAATATGTTTGCAGGATATACAGTTACATTAAAAGCTGATGGTGAACGTAATTTGTTTTATATTAATAAAGATGGTAATGCTTACTTGATTAATTCACGATTATCTGTAAAATATACTGGTTTTAATTTTCCTGAGTATTCTGATAGTTTATTCGATTGTGAAACATTAACAACACTTTATTCAAAGAAAAAAACGATTTTGATATTTGATGCTTACTTTATAAATAACAAAAAAGTGGCTTCTTTACCTCTTGTAATGTCTTTTCAGAAAATTGATCAAAAGATAAAGGGTATAATAAACAAAGAAAAACAAGAGAAATCTCAATCGAAAAGTAAACAAAAAGGTGGTAATTTGGATGATTTAACAAGTCGTTTAGAACATATTGAGGAATTTATAAAATATGCTGAAAAGAGTATTAATTCTTCAAAAGAAGATACATATTACTCTATAGAAGGAAAAGAATTTTATTACCCACTTACACAAAAGATGTCTATATTTGATGTGATAAAAAAAATAATTTACAAAAAAAATTCCAAAGATGTTAATTTTGAAGTGGATGGACTTATTTTTACACCTATGTTTTTACCTGTGGGTGTAGATTTCAAATCAAATGAATCCATAGAAAATTTACAAAAAAAACCTCCACATTTTGGAGGTACATGGTCATCTGTTATGAAATGGAAACCACCAGAATACAATACCATAGATTTTTTAATCAAGGAAATTCCTGGTATGAGTATTATAAGAGAAGGAAATACTTATAGAAAATTTGCATTATATTGTAGTAAAAAGATTTCACCATTTGATTCGACCATACAATTTTTACAATCATATCCAAATTTACACAACAAGTTTGTTAAGGAACTATTTGATGCTCCTATAATTTATGATGATGAAGGTAATATAAAGATAGATCCTCGACATGTTTGGATAAAAGAAAATGAAAAAGGTGTAATGCAAGATGAAGATGGAAATCAAATTTTATCAGATACTATTTTGGAAGTTCGTTTTGATATACATGATAAAGAATGGAAACCTTTGCGTGTAAGAAAAGACAAAAATGAGATCTATAAAATGACAAATAATATTGCAAATACTGCGAATAGTTACCATGTTTGTCATAGTATATGGAAGACAATCAGTGATCCTATTCTAGAACATCATCTTATTGGGGAAAGAAAGATAAGTATAGATAATATTAATTTAAATGACAATTATTATGAGATGGACAATGTAGAGAAAAGATCTGAAACATTAACTTTTCCAATGAAAGAATTCCATAGCAAATGGGTTAAAGGTATTTCACTTATTTCTCATTTTAAAGGAAAAATTAAGAGTTTATATGATCCAACATGTGGTCGAGGTGGTGATTTATTCAAATATATTGATGCTCAAATTCCTATTGTATTAGGTACTGATTTATATGATCAAAATATTTATCATCCTAAAAGTGGAGCAAATGCTAGATTAGTTAATGCTATAAAAAGTGATAACTTTCAAAAAATGTGGAAATATGTATTTTTACCCATGGATTTTTCTGTTCCTTTAGAAAAATCATTATCTAATGGTAAAGATACATCAGATGACAAAACATTACTCCGTATTTTATGGGGTAAACAATCAACAAGTAAATTACCACGTTTACAAAGGTATGAGGGTATGGCAACTAAAAAATTTGATCTGATAAATATGCAATTTTCGTTACATTACTTTTTTGAAAACCAAAATACCATAAATTCTTGTTTAGACAATATTGTATCTCAAATGAAAAAAGGAGGATACTTTGTAGGAACATGTTTTGATGGAGAATTAATAGATCAATATTTTAAAGAAAATGAAATTGATTATGGTCAAGTAAAATCAGGAGAAAAGAAAAATACAATTATTTGGAGTCTTCGAAAAAAATATCGTGATGATTTTGATCCAAAAACTAGTATTGGATTTCGTATAGGAGTTTTTGTAGAAACTATCAATAATCGTGAGAATGATGAATATTTGGTAGGTTTTGATTTGTTAGTCAATGAATTAAAGAAAAGAGGTATCCGTCTTCTGACACAAAATGAGTCTAAACAATTAGGATTATCTAAAAACAAATCACATGGATCATTTGAAGAATTATTTGATGATTTATTGGATTATAGTACAACAAATGAAGGAAAGAAAAATATGTATAAAATTAAAGATGCTCTGTATATGAGCCCATCAGAAAAAGAATTATCTTTCCTTTACAAATGGTTTGTTTTCAAGAAAGATGATTAAAAAATATCCTATTAGTATTATTTATAAATAATAGTACTTAGTTCCGCGACATTTGATACAAGGACATAATTTAGTATGTTTACGAGGTGCATTTTGACAAAAAAGACCATATTTACCTTCAGAATATCTATCCACACCTGGCATAATAGGTGTATTATTTCCAGGACGAATTCCAGCAGAATATTGATATAATGCTTCTTCAGGAGGATGTGCTGTTCTAAGGGCAAAATGTGTCATAAATCCAGTATCTGGTATAATAGGAACATTACCATGACCTAATTCTTCTTTAAAAGGTTCTCCTGTATATAATCCACCATTAAGAGGAGGTGGTGGAATATTAAGTTTAGCATAGGTTTGCACTAAAGAGGGATCTTTTTGCATTTTTCGGAGATGTTCGATATGTTCTTTATCATTTTTATTCATTTTTTAGTTTTAATCTACTAAAGGGTATTCCTTTTATAATTTTGAAAAGATAATTTTATCAAATAATTTTTTTGTAAAAAAGAATATAAGAGAATTTGATATTAATATTATAAATATCTTCAAAGCCAAATTATCTAATATTCCTGTATTGAATCATATTTGATACATCTTAAGACAAAATCATGAACGACGTTCAAATGAAAAATCAAATGATTAACGAAATGCTTGCGCAACATGCAAAAGAAATCAAATTAACAGATAGTCTTGAACAAGTGGCTACACAAAATACGAATCAAAATAATGTAAACAATGAAGAAAACGAAGAAAACGAAGAAAATGAAGTTAATACAGAGAAAAATGATGGAACACTTAAAAAATATCCCGTTCTAGACAAAGAAACTCGCGAAAAATTTAGAGAGTTGGTTAATATGTATATTCAAGCAGATGATCTTAAGAAAAAGATCCAAGCTGCTCAGAAAGAACAGAATGCAAAAACAAAAAAATTATCACATATTATTTTGATGTTTATGACAAAATATAACGCAAGTGATTTGATTTCTTCTGATGGAGTATGTCTTCGTTGTCGTAAAACTACAGTTAAAGAACCATTATCTGCTAAAACAATTAAGGAACGTATTGAAGATAAATACGAAGAACTTAAAGGTAAAAGTAAGGAAGAAATCGAAAAAGAGATTTTTGAACGGAAGGATATTGAAAAGGTTAAACTTGTTCGACTAAAAAAAAGTAAAAGTCAAGCACTATAATTTGACTAAATAATTGATAAATATTTCTGTTTGTTTTTACTACATTATTTTTTTCTCTAAAAATATTTAAAAATATTTTGCGGATATTCATAAATATTTTTTCATTTTAAAATGTAGTAGACTATTATATTATATGATGAGTCAAAAAGAAGATAATGATATCACGAAAACAGAAGATTTGGAAAAAATCATCAATCTAATAATGTCATCTAAATTACATCGTTATGATAAAGATAAATTTTTTCGCATGAAATTTCCAAATTTTGCAAAAACAATGCCTATGTTATTTGATAAACTTGTAAACGATAATTTAAGTCATGCGGAAATAGATCAGATGTATAAAATGTTAGATATGCGTAAAAAAATGTTGGAAAAACGAGAAATAGAGGTCATAGATGCTGATAAAATCATTTATGGTGATTTAAGAAAAAAATATGTTGATCCAAAGATTCAGTTTGATCAATCTAAATTAGAAGAATACATGAACAAAAAAGAATATACTGAAGAAGAATTAAATGGAACATCCGATCAGTTCAAAGTAAATGTAAGTGATAAATAAAGCGTAAATTTATCCTATTCTTACATTATTTGAAATATTTCTAAAATCTGGTATATCTGACAAAGCACCTACTGTACGATCAAACCAAGGACTTTCATAATTGAATGTATCTGCAAGTTTCATGGACAGATCATCATTTGATAATTGTTCTTCATAATAAGTACGTGGTATAAATTTGTATTCTACACGTTTGGAATTTTGAGCAATTTTTAATTTTTCTTCATAAACGCTTGTTATGATAAGAAATGCTCCAACAAATACACAAAGCATTATGATCGTCTTCATTAGCTAATTTATCTTATTTATAATCGATATAATAATCTTCCAAATATATCATATATTTATGCATGTTTTTACGTCAAAATATTTAAATAATAATACATAAATACGGAAAAAAGGTTTTGAAACGTACAAAAACAATTTTTAAACGGAATAATTTTATAAAAAAATGCGAAAAAATGCGAAAAAATGTGAAAAAATGAAAAAAAAGTGACAAAAAAAGAAAAATTTGAAACTATATAAGAACAAAATACTATTAAGTATTAAGCAAGTAAAAAAGAAAACAACACACACTCTATCTTCTATCTGATTTATTAAGACTTTACATTTACATTTACGTTTAAAAATGAACACTTATCCTATTATTCCTTCTGAATTTGATAGCAATCAATTTAAGATTAAGCAACCTGATTTTTCGAAGAATACTACTATTAAATCAGCTCAAGTTTCTTACAAAAACTATGCATTCCGAGTACAGCTTCCTCAAATGAGGACGTATGGACTTTCTCAGATTAAGGATGCAAAAACAGGAAAACCTTTAAATGAAAACAAAATCAGTTTCCAGTGTCTTCTTGCAAACATGGATACGCGCACAGCTATCATGGAAACGAAACAGATGTTTGATAAGCTACAAGAAATTGCTGTTAAAGTGGGTACTGAAAATTCTGAAGCATGGTTTGGCACAGAATTTGATGGAAAAGTTGTCAAAAATTTCTTCAAGAGTAACTTGAAATATCCGATGAAAAAAGATGAGAAAGGTCAAAAGACAAAAGAAATTAATACCGATTACCCACCATCAATTAACTTTTCCTTATACATCAATGATGGAAAGATCACATGTGATGCCGTAGATATGAAAAACCGTCCTATTGATGTGAATAATGTGGACTTGAAAAATGCACTTATTATTCCCATTGTCCAGATTAATAACATGTGGATTGGGAACAACATGTTTGGTTATACTTGGAAAGTGATTAAGATGCAAGTTTTATTGCAATCAAAATCTGCTATGGATATCGGTTTCCGAAATGATCTGAATGGTTTGATTTGCGATGGAAATGAAGATGAAAATGATGATGATGATGTTGATGGAGCTGATGTAGATAAAGAAAGCTCTCAAATTCATATGAAAAAGGTTACACTTTCTGATAGTGAATAAAAAAAGGGTTACAGTGAAATCTAATTTAATAGCATGACCATGAAAATTATGAAATGAAAAAAGAAGAATTTTAGATATATTTTTGTATCCATTTTGTCTTATTTTTTTTTGAAAAAAAAACATTTTTTTT